CGCTGCTGAAGCTAAAGCTCGCCAATAAAGGAATCTGACCATGGGTACGAATTCAGTAAAAATGAATAACGAATACTCCGGTGGTCAGGCTCAAGCACAACGTCGCTACATTACAAGTGTACGCGACGAACGTGTTTTAGACCTGTTCCAAGAGTATACCACTTTCCCTACTCGGGCAGTGCATTGGGACTTCCGTAAGCGTGTGATTGCTGAAGCGATTCGTTTGTTCGGGGGTAACTATAATTGGTTTATCCTCCAGGACACTAACGCACAACGTGTGGATTGGAACTACAAGTTCTTGCTCGATACCATTCGCTTTATTGCAACGGGTCGTCGTGAACTGAATATCCACTCGTGGCCAATGATGTTATCGGATGAACCACCTACTGGTCTCCAACTCATCGGTGGCCGCAGCGATGTACAGGATCTGTTCAAGACTCTGGCACTCAGCACTTCTCCGGAAGCCATGATTCAAAAGTGGTGCATGCAAAAGAATGGTTTCGATGACCTGATGTTTACAATGCACATGCTGTTCGGTAAAGCTACCGTCAAAATCAAATAGGAGTCAACATGGTTGGTGCAACCAATGCGATTGCTCCAGAGACCCCTAAATCAGTCGACGGGGTAGAACCCGTCGATATGATCGCCTCGCTCGAATATCAATTCGTATCTCTGGAAGAACGCACAGAGGCAACGCTACGTAAGCTAGCACAAAGCTTGTCCTTCGGTGTTGCGTTGGAAGCTCAACGGTTAGATCCCGATGAGACGATGTTCCAGTACGCCTTAGAAAAGTTCTCAGATGTAGCACCTAGGGAGTATCTCTCCTTAGAGGACATCTCTAATGCTTCTAAGAAGATCTGGGACAAATCAGTGGAGTCGTTAAAGCAACTCCAAACTGAAACGATCGAGTATGCACGTGTGATTAACGTGGGGGCTGATAAGCTCGCTGCTAAAGTCAACATGCTGTATGAACAGTCTCAGGCCATAAAGAACCCGCCCTATAAGAGCGAGTTCACATTGCGGTCTCCTAAGAAGTTCAATATCGATGGTCAATACGAACCGAAAGATATTACACGGGTCATCACGTTAGCGAACTCTGCTTTTGCTTTCTATGACAAAGTGTTCTTGAAGTACATCGACGAAGTGTCTAAAGTCTTTGACAAGCTTACGTTCAACAATGACTTCACAGAAGAAACCGGTATTGACTTCTCTAAGCTAACACCACCATCGTGGATGCTTAAGGCTGAGCAAGTAGAACAAGACGATCGTATTCGTGTAGCTTCGCCACTATATCGTACGCCTCCAGTCCAAGGGAACAAATCGCTTTATGCGTCTGGTCCTATTGAACATGAAGGTGAGGACGATAAGGTAATGAACTGGGCAGCAATGGTTAATACGGTTCGAGATTTCTCTTTCCGTTATTACACCGTCCGTGAACTGCAAGGCCCTGGCCAAGATGGCTTGGTCGTTGAAGTGGATAAGATGGGTTCGATCCAACAACGGCTCAGTCAACTGTTGGCTCTGTCTAAACGATTCCAATCTCGGAAGGGATACGAATCTAAGTTAGCTCAGTCACTTCGTAAGATCCAGATCTCTGGTGAGAAAGTTCGAACTAAAGCAGGTCAGTTTAAAGCTGAACCTGATGATGCCGATAAACAAGACGATGAAAACAAATCTGTTAAGGGTCGTCCTGCTATTTCGGACATTGTCCAATCGGTTACATTGATGATAAACAATGTCTCTCGTATGGTCACCGACTACAACAACGCGCTGGCTGGGGTTTTGAGGACTCTAGGTGGTTTAACGTATGTTGCTGAATTGGAGCTACAGGCATACCAACCTCCTCTCCGTAAACCTACTAAAAACGAAATCGCAGGTAACACAAATGTCCCTCGAACTTGAAAGGATTCGGCTTCAAAATAAATTAAGAACTCTCGGGGAGATGTTAGTCTCACTTGAAGAGTATCGTCAACTAGCAGCAGGTGGGTTGTCCCGTCAAGCAGCTATTGTTGTCGGCCATGACGTCATTCGAATCTCTCGCTACATCGGTGAAGAAACAGCTTCTCTAGAAAGCCATACTGATTTGAAGAACGCCGTGTCACTGGCACTGAGTATGGAAGACTCGAGTTCTATCGGTTCTAAAGTATCGTCAGCTATCGCCCGCTTTAAGGAGTGGTTGAAAAAGATCTACGAGATGGTCCGTAACCAAGTAGGTGCACTACTGACCTCGTTCTCCAAACTGCGAGAGAAAGTAGAGACCCTGAAAGGTACTGTCAAATCCGTACCTGATACCAACACCGAAGTTCAC